CCATATTTGTCTGTTTTGGGTTTGTTGGGGATGGCCTTGTCTGCTTTTACATTGTATAAGTGGTTGGAAAATTCTTTTTCTGAAGATGAAGTTGTCGCTGAAGCTGAAGTTGGTGTATCTGGTGATGCCAAATCTGCAAAAATACAAAAATTGCAGGTCGAAATGAATACACTTTCAGTAGAAGAACAACGACAATTTATAGATACAATGTATGGTCATTCATTGATTGGTGCTGGAACTATAGCCTTGATGAAACGTAACAAGTGGGGCATTTATGCTGAGAAGTATGATTGTCAAGCTGAAGTTGGTGTTTCTGGTGATTCTAAAACGGCAAAACAGCAAGTCAAACGTGTTGAGGTCGGTGTTTCTGGTGATGCAAAAACCAAAAATGTTGCTCAGAAGCGCGTTGAAGTTGCGGATGAGAGATTACTTGCTATGGCACAGGGCTGTAGTGATCAAGTGGCTCACAATCTTGTTACCGATATATTGCAGAAAAATACATATCGTTTAACTTATATGCGTGGTGAAAAACGAGTGCCGTTTGGTAATTGTACTTTTGTGCGTGGTTGGGTTTTTGTCATGCCATATCACTTTTTGCATGCTTTGTTTGCACGTAAATTGGCTCCTGAAGCGATTATTAGTTTTTCTCAATCTAAATTTGAAGATATTATTCAGATTCCTTTATCTCATTTGATGACTGTTGGAGTTGATAGTTTTGAATTGACTAAATTGTGAAAGAGTGACTTTTAAAGATGGAACTCATCGTGATTGTGTTATTGTTAATTTACATCGTCGTATGTGTCATCCTCATCGGGATTTGGTGAAACATTTTGTCAAAACTAGTGATCAGGGTAGTTTGCAAGGTAGTTTTAATGGAACACTTGCTACTTTCCATGAAAATGGTAAAGACCTTCATCGCACATATCAATGGTTGCAGAAAATCCGTCCTTTGGATAAACAGATAACCATTTATTATCCCGAAGACGGTTTTGATTATGGTTCTGAAAGTTATACACAACGAGATTGTTATGAATATAATGCACCGACTCAGGTTGGTGATTGTGGTTCTATAATTGGTTTGTATAATAATCGTATGGAACGTAAACTTATTGGTATGCATATTGCTGGTACTAACCAGGAATATGGTTATGCTTGTCCATTGACTCAAGAATTGATTGATGACGCATGTGAAAAATTAATTGGAAAAGATTTTCGCAATATTAGTGCGCAGTTTTATTATGAAATGCCTAAGAATGTTGATCCAACTATCGAACCAGTGATACCTGATGGTTTATTTTGTCCTCTTGGCAAAGCTGATAAGAAGGTTGGTCAAGCCACTAAGACTGCTATAATTCCATCATGTATTCAAGGTGAATTGTCTGAACCATTTATGAAACCTGCGTTATTGAAACCTACTATGATTGATGGTGTTTTACATGACCCATTGTTGAAAGGTTTAAGAAGTGTGGTGTTGATACAGCAGTTTTAACTGATGAAGAAGTTAAATCAGCTGCTATGGATGTGGCTCAGTTGGTCTTGACTCAAACAAACAGCATGATAGATCGTACAAAGTACCAGCGAATTCTTACTTATGAAGAAGCCGTTCGAGGTACACTTGATGACGATTTTATGAAAGCTGTTAATCGCACTACATCTCCGGGTTACCCTTATTCTTTGCAGAATAAAGGTAAACCAGGTAAAACGCGATGGATGGGTAAAGATGAGAAATTTGATTTCGAAAGTATGGAAGCACAACAATTGCGTGCGGATGTTGATGAGTTGATTGAGGATTGTCGCATTGGGAAAATTTCCAATGTTTTCTTCGTTGACACTTTGAAAGATGAACGTCGTGAAAAGGCTAAAGTAGACGTGGGTAAAACGCGCGTGTTCTCAGCTGGTCCACAACATTTTGTTGTGGCGTTTCGTAAATACTTTCTTCCATTTGCTGCTTGGTTGATGCATAATCGTATTGATAACGAAGTTGCTGTTGGTTCAAATCCTTATTCTTTGGATTGGGAGCGAATTGCCAAACGTTTGAAATCAAAAGGAAAACATGTTATTGCTGGTGATTTTGGAAATTTTGATGGTTCTCTTGTTGCCCAAATTTTGTGGGCAATATTTTGGGAAATTTTTGTTCCCTGGTTGGCAATGTTCAATGACCTTGATAGTCCAGAGGGACGTGATATTCTGAAAATTTGTCTTGGCCTTTGGACACATCTTGTCCATTCTGTTCACATTTTTGGAGATAATGTTTATATGTGGACTCATTCTCAACCTTCTGGGAATCCTTTTACTGTTATCATCAATTGCCTGTATAATTCTATTGTTATGCGTATTTCATGGATTCGTATTATGCGTCGTGATTGTCCAAATTTTATGTCG